GTGCTGTGCGTTCTCGTTTGTTTGCCCAAACATCTTCAACCTTTGGTTCGTGAGAAGCACTGCTAGTCATTTACTTCACTAAGACACAATCTCGCTGTTTGGATTTTGGTACGGATACGCCACTGCAAACAACAGTGATGCTTGCTCTAGGCATAGTGCTTTCTCAATCGCAACAATGTCGTCAATCGCAGGTGTGACCTTGCCACATTCCCATGAGGACACTAACGGCTGTGACACTCCCATTAGTTCTGCAAGTTTCATTTGACTTACATTCTCGTATGCCCGTGCTTGCTTGATTAGCAATGCTGCCTTCTCTCGCAATGGCTGTCTGTTATTTCTTGCGCTCATTCGCTGCTTCTTTCTTTTGTAGGTACTTTCATTGTATCAGTGTTGGTGTTACTTCGGTTGCTTATCCTTTGCCACTGGTCGCACGCCAGTTTCCTATTCCACTCTCTTTGTAAATGATAGATGCAACTGCAAGGTTGCAATCGGGATTGAGAAGAACGGTCATGTCATACTTCTTGCCTTTACAAACAGAAGCAGTAAGCGACATCCATCCACTATTGACTTGAAGCAGTCCACTGTCGTATGAGCGCACTGCTTTGCAACGCTTGTAAGTCGCTGCTGGCGATAGTTTGCAATCCCTGTAGGAAGTACCTTTGTGATAGTTCCAACCGATTGCCTTCGCTTGGCATCTGCTCTCACGGAACATAATGCGTGAGAACTCTTTGACTGGCATTCCGTACTGGCGCAACTTCGCTTCGTACTGGGGGCAAGTGCCTGATGCTGCTTCTGTCTTTGTACTGATGAGTGCAAGCATCGCAGCCCACACAACAACAGTGATAATAACAAACTTGCGTAAACTTCTAACTTGATTATTGTCCATTGCGTTCCTTCCGTGCATTGCCCATTGCTATGAATGTGTCAATGACTGCTTGGCGAATGTTCCCGTGAGCGTCTAATGCTGCTTCAGTTACTTCTATGAGTGTTGCACCTGTGTGGAACAATACTGCACCCATAGACATTTCGTGTCGTTGCTCTAAAGTGTACACGCTAGGTTCTTGTTTCTTGTTAGTTATGGCTTTAGTTAGTGCTACTGATTTGAGGCTACCCGTTCCCTCATTCTTGGCACTAGGTAGTATCGTTTTTGAGGCTACCTGTGTATTACCTTGTGGAGTGCTGTAGACCGTGTAGAGATTGCTAGTCCAGTCACCTGCTGCGTTCTTGCGCTTCGTATAGGCAACTGCCCTGTGCTCTACCAGTTCTTTGATTGCACGGTCAAGCGTTGCCACACTGCACCTTGCCTTCATTGCAATGGTGCGCCTACGAGGGAAGCACTCACCTGTCATGTTGTCTGCGTGCCTACGCAGTACGCAATAGACACGCACTGCCACTGCGCTGATCGGTAGATACAGAACCCACTCAGGCAAGACTGCGAAGTAGAGTTGTGCGTTTATCGTAGTTGGTGTGTTATCATCTGTCATAAGTATCTCCTGCCGAGTAGGTACTAGAACGATAGTGGCTGTTGTGGCTGTCTCCTCAACAGCCACTATTCGTTTATTAGTTGTGCGAATGCGCTCAGTCTCATTATTACTAACCCGTCTGACATTCCATCAGGCATTGCGATCAGTGCAAACGGTCTGACATCACCCATTGGTCTATGTTGCTCGCTCTGTTGTTCAGCAAGAAAGTATCGTGTTGCTAGTGGCTTGACCTGTGCGCCTGCTTTGACTTCAACACGGATGTCACCACCCCACAGTTCTTCGTGCCTGCTGTTTACGCCACCTATGCCTAATGTCTTTCGTGCCTTGCGTGCTTTACTGTCTCCCTTTGATCTGTTGCGCTTGCCTCTCGCAGTTGGGTCGCCACATCCCTTGATGCGCCTATTGCCATCACGATTGACTTTGCCTAGATTGCCATACAGGGGACAGCCAGTTGTGTTGCATTTATCTTTGTTGCCTTGACAATCGCCTTTGCGCTGTTCAAGTGTTTCAATGAAGTCACTCATCTAGCGCATTCGTTAGTGCTGCTGCATCATTGAATGCTTTGTGCCAACCTGCTTTGTCTGTGCAACCGAACTGATCACAGTGCTGACAGATGCCTGCATTGGAAAGGCGTATCGCAATGTCTTTCCATAGCGTTGCTTGTCGTTTGTACCAGCGTGACATGATTTCTGCTTCACGCAAGTCCTCTACTATTCGCATCTCTGCTTCAGTCATAGTGCATCTACCTTTCTCACTGCTGCTGCTATCGCTACTGCATCACCTGTTCTACATACTTCTAGCAACTCAGATAGTAGTGCAAGTCGTGTGCCGTTGCGTGTGCGTACTGGCTCATCATGTCTCTCTGCGTTAGTAAACTCATTACGGTATTTGCTGTGAACATACGGATGACACTTATTCCTCTGCGTGCGCAGCATGAACACCATCCCTGCGCCATGCAGATTGCTGAGCGCACCTGATACTTGACCGTGATGTAGTGCTGTGATGTCTGCTAGTTGCTTCCAAGTCAAGCCATCTGTGCCTGCTGCGTCTAGGAATACCAGCAACAGTTGTTGTCGCTTGCTTAGTGTTCCGTCTTTGACTTCACGCACTGCTCGTTCTTTACTGCTTGCCCTTTGGACATAGCCTGCTGTCTCGCCATACGCAAGCCAAATAGTTTCCTGCTCGCTCATACTGCTACCCATTTGTCTGCGCTCTTATCGCACGCACCACAAGTTGCATAACTGATTTGTCCATCCCATGCGTCTACCAAGTCACCGACTTGCCAACTGAACACAGGATGCTTCTCGTTGTTCGCAGGGTCTATCTCAGGCAAGCCATTGCCACAGTCTGCGCAATAGTAATCTGCGAAGTATGACCAACCGACTATGTGTTTCTTAGTCACCGTGCTTCTCCTTTGCGTGTTCCCATGTACTGAACAAGTTGTCTGTGCAATCATCACATACGACTAGCGCAGTCAAGTTCTCGCACTCAGGGATTTTGCACACTCTCTGTTCTTCATTCATTGCTGTCTCCTTTATTTGGTTGTTGTTAGTTCTGCTGTTCCATCTGTGTTGAATGTAAGTGTTGCATCTCCACGCTTGATACTGAGTAGTTGTTCTATTATCTTTGATGCTTGTGGATTGCTCAATGCTTCTATCTTTATACCACCTGACAGCGCAACGACTGTTGCATCATCTGCGCCAACCTTGACTGCTAACTCACGCAGGAACTTTAGTTGGTTATCGCTGATCGCAGGTTCACCTTTGCTGCCTACTGCTGCACGGCTGACCTTGCTTGCGCTTCGCTGTGGGGCTTCAACGGCTGTGGTTCGCTGTGGTTCGCCTGCGCTGCGTACATAACTATCTGCATCAGGGTCTAGATCGTCTGTCGGCAGGCATAGAGTTTGCAGTAGCGCAGTTCTGAATGCCACGCTCATTGCTTTTGCTGTTGCCTTATCGCCACTGTCCATACTCTCAGCAACAACTGTTGTAGCAATGTTGCTTCCATCTAGTGCGTAGAAAGTGTAGGTCACATTGACACGCACATAACCCATACGAGTTCTGTTCTGCCCGATCTCTAGCGTTTCTGCTTCGCTGCTGTTCACACACGGCACTACTACTACCCCGTGCTTACGCAGGGCAGGTGATACGGCATTGACAACATTATCTATCCCACGAAAGTTGAAGGACTGATGCGTGTTGCGTTCGCTTTTATGCACTGCGCCTACATACTCCATTACTTGATTGAGTTGTTTTATGATCTCCATTGTTCTGTCTCCTTATTTCATTGTTCGCATCACACGGAATGTGGATGTCGTTGTGTATTCTTTTTCTAGATGTGGCTGCGCAAGCAGTAGTGCTTTACTGTCAAAGCGTTTAGCAGACTGCGCCTTGTAACTCAGCACCCGATACCCGTCAATGGTTGCGAACTCATTGCCTCGCATCATGTCTGCAAGTTCATCTTTGATCGCTTTCTCTTTGCCTTCTAAATCCTTCAAGGCTTCTTTCAGCGCACCCCATTCGTTGATGAGTGCTAGTGCATTGTTGTCCAATGCAATCTCACCTTCTGCTTTGGGGAATAACAACTGCACCTGTGGCGCAGTAAGCATGACTTCATCAGGCAGTTCTTCGTGGTCTATTGCCTCGCAGAACAATCCAACATGGTCTTGCATCATCTCAATCATGGCGTTGTCTCGCTGCACATAGTCAAGACCAAAGCGTTGGTGACGGTCAAGTATTGCAAAGGTGATTTCATCTACGCCAGTGCAGAACATTTGCGCCTGCGCTTGCCAGTACCACGACTGAGGCAACTCAGATGCCAATGCCCAATGATTATTGCTCTTTGCTTCTACAACAATGCTTTCGTTTGCACCTGTGCCTCTTGCGTCAAGCGTGCTGATAATGCGATTGTGTGCGTACATAACATCAGGACAGATAAGTTCTATCCCAAGTTCTAGCGTGGCATACGCAACTATTGACGGCTCTAATAAGTTGCCTCTAGTCATTGCTTCGTTCGGTGCGCTTACTACAGGGTCAAGCAGTTTGCGTACTGCTAAGTCACCAATGTTTTCGTATGGGTTACAACCCATCACTGTTGCTACTTCACTCGCACCTACGATGCACTTTCCTTGTGCATTGCGATGTCGTGTGTGCAGCCATTCAAGACTGCCGTGTACTGGTTTTGCTATTTGTCTCTTATCCATGTTGTTTATAGTACTACATGGATGTAGCAGGGTTAGGTATTAGTGCAGATTATTTTTTTACAAGTAATGACACGCCCCAAGTAGCAGCGAGTTACAGAGGCGTGTCACTACCTTTCGTCTCTGTATGTGTGGTCTGACAAATGCCCATCTATCTTTGTCTCTATACGGGTTATGCCTATAATCACATCAGCATGGTCAGCCTTGTTCTCTTTGCGACCTATCTGCACAAGTGATGCAAGCACTGCGCCTACTGCTGAAATGCAAGCAACAATGATTAGTTCTGACACTATTTACCTAGTACCTTCTTGAATGCTTCAGCAACCTTTTCAGGGCTATCAGCAAAATCAGGTGCAAGTTCATAGTGACACCACAAGGAACCTGCGCTTCCACCGTTGTCTTGCGCAGTCCACTGCTTCCATCCTGCTTTGCCATCTAACTCACGCCTACTGCATCTCCAGCCTTTACCGTGCGTGCCATCTTTATAGTCATGCACTTCCTCTATGTGTAGCGTTGCAGCATTGTCCACTAAGAACTTGACGAGCCTGTTCGTGTCAGCATCAGTCTTTGGTTGAATGTCTGCTGCTCTGCCCGTTGCGTGAACGCTCAGTTGTGGTGGGTTTGCATTGTTTCTCATGTTGCGCACAACCCAAGTTCCTAAGTTCTTTGCGTTGAATAGAAACATCAGCGTCTGTTGCATTGCTTCTAGACCTGCACGCTTGCCCTTCGCTGCGCCATCCTTCGTGCCTGTGTAGTTCACTTCGGCTTGCCTGCAAACGCTTCGTTGATTTCTGCTGCTGTGAGTTTTCCATCAAGACTTGACCGTGCCAAACGCTCTGCCACTTGTGCCACACTTGCAAATCCTGCGAGTGCTGCTGACTGCCAAATAGTTATCTGTGTATCGGTCACAGAGTTGATGATGCTGCTGCCCGTGATGATGCCTAGTGCGCTCGTCATAAACAACGCAACAATGCGCTGCATGATTTGACCTGCTTTGAGTAGTAAGTTATTCATCTTGTCCTTTGCTTGTGAATGTTGCTATTGCGTGGATTACGACTGCTGCGATTGTGAGATAGATACCTGTCTTGCGTGTCTGTCCTGACAAGGTAATAAGAACTAGACCAGTGCCAGCCCACACCCAAACATTGTCTGACAAGAACTTCATGTGTGTTTATCTCCGTCTGACTGGTACTGGTATCGGTGGCACGGCAATCATAAAAGCCGTGCTCACAACAATAACCCTTCGCACACCAATAGAGATGACAGAACCGAGTGGAATGTAAGTATCTGTCTTACCATCAAATGTGTTTATCTGTTGCTCAAATGATGCACGCACTTTCTTTGGTGCGCCTTGTACTGCATTTACAATCTGCAATCCTTCTGCTTCCGTTATCTGCCCGACATCTACTGCGTCAAAGATTTCATCTGCTTGCTCAGCCGTGACGCTCTCCAGTACCTTCTCGCTCGTTGCAAGTTCTACAGCCTGTTCCTCGCTTACCCCGTTCTCAATGATCTGATTGACTGCTTCTACTACCTGCTCAGTAGTCGTGTTGTCGCTTTCTAACACATCTACTAATGCCGTAAACTGTTCCTCGTTTAGTGGCGCACTCAGTACGGCATCTATCGCAGCATTGAAGTCCTCGTCAGATAGTGGCTCTGCGAATACCGTGTCAAGTACCGTTGCAAACTGTTCGTCAGTCAAGTCCTTGTCTAGCAGTGCAGTTATCACGGCTGTTAGTTCCTCAGGCGTATTAGCATTGGCAAGCAAGGTATCCACTACTGCTTCCAGTTCGTTTGCTGTCATAGTGGTTAGTTTCGTAGCCGTAGGCACTTCAGCAGGCTCTACGGGCATTACAGGTGGCAATGACGAGGTTGTAGTCACAGGCGCAGTAGTGACAGTTGTTGTAGTCTGAGCCAATGTTGTTTCTACTGGTACTGCTGTCGTTGTCGGGCTTTGTGTTGTGGGTGGAAGCACGGAAGTAGATGAAGCAATCGTTGTTGTTGTTCCTAGTTCTGTCGTGGTTGTTTCTGCTACTGGCTCTGTTGTTGTGGTCTGCGCTATCGGCTTTGTGGTTGTTGTTTGTTCTATTAGCAAAGTTGATGTGGTGGTTGTTTGGACTACTGATGTTGTTGTTACTGGAACTGTGGATGTTGTGGTCGTAGTCGTGCTTGTGCTTGTCGTAGTCGTAGGCACTACCACTTCAGTTGTGAAGGCTTGATCAGGGACTATCGCCCATCCTGCGTTGTCAATGTTCCACGCCAACATGAAGCAAGTGCCACCACCGTTCTCGTAGAACCATCCGTCAAGGGACTGACTGCCAGTAGGGAATGCGTCAGTTGTTATCTCTGACCACGAACAGCCTTTGTCATCCCAAGTACCGAACTCAGTTTGCCCAATCGTGATAGTGCCACCGTCATCAGCAGCGATCATAAACTCAATCGTGTCGTGTGCAGGAATAGTTATTGCGCCTGTGTAATGCACCATGAAGTAATCACTAGGGCATTGTTGAAACGGCTCACCATCAAAACTACGGTTGATGTTGTTTTCTAGTTCGCTTCCACAAATCGGGTACGCAGTATCAGACCGTGTTGGTGGTATCGCATCTACGCTGTAGCCAACTGCCTGCAAGCCTTGTATCGGTTCTGCTTTTACATTGGAAGTAAAGATTGCCAAGAATGCTACTGGCGCAAATACAAGCCAACGCAGTTGTTTATGCCTGCCTGTAGCCGTAGACATAAACGGTTCCAGAGATTGTTGCGCTATTAGAACAACTCAACTTGAAGCCGTCATGTGCAGATGCGTTTGAGAAACTGCCAGCAAAAATAGAACCAGTAAAATAAGCACCATCAGCCAAGCCCATACTGTCTCCTTTTATTGCTTTGTATTGTCCACTTGTTGCATAAGGGCGAAATACATCAAATGCCCCTTGATGTCCTGAAGTATTTACAGAGCCAATGTGTCCAAGTGGCATGACAGTACTTTGATTGTCCTGCCCTGTAAAACCGACAGTTGCACCGTTTGTATCATAGAATAATACTTTTGCTAGGTACGAAGATGCTGTGGCTGTACCAGCAATGGTGAACTGTAATCTAAGCATTGCTGCTGATGTCAAGCCCTGAGTAAGGTTTGTCACAATGCGATAGTTAGTGTAGGTACTAGAAAAAACATTACTTACAACGGCATTAGATGATGCAGCAAAAGTTGTTTGACTGATATACACCAGCCCTGAGTTAGCCAAATAGGTGTTGGTGTCTGCACTGGTCAGCACTTCGGTGGTAAATGTCTTGACAGCCATAGTTCTCCTTATTGTAGTAAATCTGTGCCGTTGAGTGATGACTTATCAAGGATAAAGAACGCCGTGTATTGTGACGAACCATCTATGGTCATCTCCCATGCTGACGGGGTGATGTGATGTTGGATTGAGTTTAGCAGTTGTATTTTAGTAAATGAAGAACCTGTTTGTGGTGCAATAGTGATAGTTGTTCTATCAAGAACTTCCAGCCCTAGCAGGGTTGCCCAGTTTGCTTCGTTGTTTGTGGTGTTCACACGGACTGGAGATAGATCAGAAGTCAAGTTGCCTGCGACTGTGGCTGTGTATTCTCCTAGTGTCTTAGCCTGTGCGATTGTAGATAGGTCAGTATCTAGGCTCATGGCGTTTGTGCCGTATGCAGCAATGCTTGTCGCATTGGTTTTGTTAGTAGTGCCACCACCTGAGAAGGTGACTGTGATGTCATTACGAATGTTGTCGCCAGTCAGTTCCATCTGCACTTCAGGCTCAAAGCGAATACCAGCCGTTGAGAATGTCGCTTGGCTCGTATTACAACTTGTGTTCGTGTAGACATAAGTGCGCTCACGGAAGCAGATTTTGCCTGCCCTGTCCACATACATGAAGCCACCTTCACTATCTGCTGTGCGTGTAAGTGCTTGAACAAGGTTTGTTTTCGGCTTCGGCATTGCACCGACTGTCGCTACTGGCGTGGTTGTAACAGAAGTCAAGGAAGTGCTAAATGGTGTCATTGCCATCAAGCGATTGAAGCGTACTGCAGATGTTTCACTCAAGTTATTTATGTTGTAGTTGTAAAGTGCTAAGGCTTGTGAAGAAGAAAGTAAACTATAACATATTGAGAACTCCTGCATCTGTACTTTGTATGCAACTGCGCTTCTAAATGGCAATGAGTTGAATGTGACTAATGAAGCGCCACCACCAGCCTGAGGCACTCCGTTGATGTAGAAGTCAATCGCAGCACCAACATTACGATAGACAATCGTAATAAAAATAGGTGGCATATTTGATGAATAACCCATGGCATTGCTTCCAGTATAAGAAGTAAAACCAGTTGCGCTGTCATAGGCTTCTGCTCTTAGTCTCGTTGAAGCAGCGTTGAGAACAACCTTGAAATAGGTACTTCCATTAGACCATGTAATGCCCCAATAGCCTGAGTCTGCTGATGAGTCAAGAAGTTGAAACCAGCCTGAAATACTTATTGCTGATGCACTTGCCGTAGTGCTGTTGATTGCCGTTTCGTACTTATAGTCTTGAACAAGTATTGCCCTTGTTAGAAGGCTTGATGACAGTTCACTCCCTTGACGATAACGATTTGCCCCTGCTGGCAAAAGCGGATTTGCACCGACTGCATCTGAAATGTCTGAACTACTTGGACCATCATTGCATTGCCAGTAGTTAGACGGATTTAGACTAAGTGTAAAGTCAGCAACATAATCACTTACAAGTTCCGTTGCGAGTAACGCAAGCGCATCAAAGCATTGCACGGTCACAGTAGATGCGTAGCCTGCTTCTGTATTGCTAACGGGGAAGCCTGCACAGAACCCACGAAATACGGGGTAGATGTTGCCGAGTACCGTTGCCTCTATCTTGATCTGCAAGCGTGGTTTGAGTTTGCCGTAGTAAGTGCCTGAAGTATTGAACGGACTGAACAACTGTGTCTCATTGCGAAATGTAACTGTGGCTGTACTAACGAATGCAGAGAAGTCATCACTACGGCTTCTATCAGTATCTACCTGTGAGACATAACCAGTAACATCAGTCCATACAGGTGCGACTTGGTATGGCGTACCGTCAAAGGCTAGATAGATTGAGATTGACGGTGATGTATCCCAACTGTTGCGCCCGTCATAAGTGACGACTGCACTATCGTAAAGTGTTGCGCTGTCATAGAGTGGCATCTAGACACTCGGTATCAAATGCTGTATCTCGTCATCCGTCAAACCTAGTGCCTTGAACTTGGTGATCGCTGAAGTGCGTGCAGCCTCTTTTGCTTCTTGTGCAGTTACCTTGTCGGCTTCATCTTGTTCTGCTTGTGATAGTCGTGCTTGATAGTCAGAGTACTCTGCGTCATTCATCTCACGAACGAGGTCGTCTATTTGGATGTTTGGTCTGCTCATAGTTATTGCCTGTATCCATAGACACGGATTGTTCCACCTGTCATTGTTGGAGTTCCACCACTTGTAGAGATAGTGAACGCTGTGTATTGTGTTGTGTTGTTTAGTATTCCATTGAATACGCCCGTATAACTCTCAGTTGCCCATGCGCTACTCATACGAGTGTGGTCAGCAAGGTTTGGCGCATACAGGTGAAACATCACAGACTGTGCGTTTGTGTTGGTTGCTTCAGTAAAGGCGACCTCAAAATAAGGATTTGTGTTGTTTGCAGGATTACCATTTATCGTGGCACTTGCGTAGTTAGTGTAGTAGCCGTTTTGATAATAACCAGTTGTAGTTGAGCCGAGAGCACACTTCATTGTTCCATTAGTAGTGTTGAACTTTATGCCATTCAGATGGATTTGATAGTTGTCGTATGTAGATGAGAACGCACTAGACACAGTAACGCTAGAAACAGCAGAGCCAACAGTGGTGCTGCTAATCAAAGTCATTCCCATGTATGTCTGAGCGTTAGTGATTGCATTGTTTACATTGACATGGAGTGTGGCGTGTGACGGACTAGATGTTGCACTGCCTGCTGTAGGCGTGGAGAAGGTATCTACTGATGCTGGAAATAATGAAGCCATTTATGCCACCTTGATTGGGATTGCGCCTGAACGCCTTTGATACGCCTGCAACACACTAACAACTTCACGACCTATTGCAACAGGGTCGCCTACGCCTGCATTGACTGTGATGTTGAAGGTACTGCCGTTGTTCATCTTGTCTAATGGTACTACTGCCTCTGCACCTGCCTCACCGATCATGGCGATTGTTGGTTTATTGACAATGCCACCTGAAGCCATAGCAACGCCTGAAAGACCTGCGAAGCCAAAGCCATAGTCTGTTCCTGTTGTAATGCCTGTGCGCTTCGCTGCTGCTTTGCGTTGCTTCGCTGTCGTGCCTTTGGTTGCACTACCTAAATCAGACTTGGCATTTGCTAGTTCACGCTCTGCATCTATGCGGTCAAGTAAGGATTGGGTGACATCATCATTTGCATCTGCTACGCCTTTGAGTGCAGTTGCAAGTTCTATCTGTGCATCTTTATAGACATCTGTGATAGGTGCTGCACCACTAATCGCTTCGTTGAGAAGTGTTTGACTGTCAATGACTAACTTGTTTGCATCTTCTTGTGCAAGCGTTTGTTCTACCAAATCAAGTTTGGCAGTGGTCAGGTCATCTTCTGCCTGCGCTATTGCTTCAGGAGTGTACTTATCCTGTGCTTCTCGCAGGTCATCAGTTGCTTTCTTTTGTTCATCATAAGCGTCATTGAGCCTAGTGACTGCATCATTTATAGTGTCTTGTCCACCTTGTATGTATGCAGCGTCAAGTTTCTTTTGTGCATCTGCTACTCGTGCCGTTGCTGATGCTAAGTCCTCATTGGCTCGGTTTAGTCCTGCCCCTGACCTTCGGTCATCTAGTTTTTGCTGTGCGTCAGTAACACCTTGCACGGCTTGGCGTTGTGCGATAGAAGCACGGGTTGCATCTCGTTGTGCCTGCGCTAAGTTCTTTGTTGCATCTTTGGCTTCTTTACTTCCTGCGCCATAGCCCTTGCTGACTTTATTGAACTTGTCTTGTGCTACACGCAGATCATCTATTGCGTTGCCCTGTGCTAGTTGTGCGCTCGCTAGTGCCTTGGCTGCATCTGTTGCTGCCTTCTTTGCGCTGCCAAATCCTTGAAGTGCTGATGTGTACGCACTCATCTTTTGTGCTGCTGCTGCTAGTGCCTTTGACTGTGCGCCAAGTTCTTTTGATGTTGGTGGCAGACCAGCACTCATTTCTGCAATCAACTTATTCAGTGCTATCTGTTCTGCTGATAGTTTTTTAGTTGCACCTGCATTACGCACCAAGTCATTGTGTTCTGCTGCTGCTTTAGTTTGGTGAATGCCAAGTGCTTCGTTCATTATGATTGTTGCGCTAATGACATCACCTTGCGCTCTCGCAACTGCTGATGCTGCTGTGGCGTATTCAAGAGACTTATTGCGTGCATCCTCAAAGGCGATAATGCTCTTGCCTGTCAGACCATAAACTGCTGCTTGCTTTTCGCCTACGCCAAACAGTGCCGTTGAGATGTGCTCAAATGCACCGACAACACCTTTGCTTGTAATGCGTGCGCCATCTTGCACTGCCATGAACTCAGCAAACTTGCCCGTACCTTTTTCTGTGTATTGAGCAATGTCATTGACGCTGAAGCCAAGTTTTGTTGCAGCCGTGATCGCTTCTCTTGTTATTTTATTGTGCGACATCAAAGTAGTGAGTGCTGCGGACTGTTCACCCTTTTCTAACTTCAATGCTGCTACAAGGTCAAGCGTTGCTTGTGTTGCTTTTGCCTTTTGTGATGCGTAAACAACAAAGCCAACTGCAGCGATAGCAAGCAGTGAGACAGCAGCAGCCGTTGCCATCAACGCAACAGAAGCCATACCAGCAGTTACAACTGTTGTTTGCATCATAATCTTCATCGGGTATG